ATCAGCGCCGACATCGGAAAAGTAAAGGAGGAGAACGAACTGCTCAGGGCGAGAGTCCATGAAGCTAATTCAAGCGCCAACGCCAAAGACCAGGCGGCAACCCTTGACGATGCACGGACCACCGTGGAATACGAACGCGCAAAGAACCTACGCGTCGACCGATATAGAAACATCGGCCTCACGGAAGAGGATTTGAAAACAGCTCGCCGAAAGGGGTTGATTGATGAAGTCAAGTACAACGCATTAATTAAAATCATCAACACGATAAAACCCTACTATAACTCGGCGAAAAATATCGCCAAGGACCCCAGCGGGGTTATCCAAGACCAGATGCGTCAATTCTTCAAAAACAAAGCGGAGCAGGAAAGGAGAAAAAACCAATGAGCGAATTCCGAACGGCCTACGGTCCGAAACTAAAAATCGTTGAGATTAACCAGGAGAAAAGCCTCACCAAGCAATCGATGAAGAAGGAAACAGATGTGAACTTCATCGTCGCCAAATACCAGAAGACCGGCATGATGCAACATCGCGAACA